TTTAAAAAATGAAACTAAAAGATAAATTCGACAATCCAATAATGCGCCACGATTTAGGCAGAAATGAATTTGAAGAAACGAAAGAACAATGTGCGGAAATAGCAGAGGAGTTTGCTATTGATTTTGCGGAGTGGTGTGATGAAAATTATTTCAGAATAGGCACTACTTCATTTTGGGCGGAATCATTGTTTGATGAAAAAGCAATTGCATATAAAACAGAAGAATTATTAGAAATCTATAAAAAAACAAATATGACAGCAATACAAGAAATGATTGAAATAATCAAGCAAAAAAGATATGAAAGCGAAATTTCAAACACGCTTTTAAGATTTGCACAAATCGAGGCTGAAAAGCTATTGGAAAAAGAAAAGAAACAGCAAGATGATCTTGCTATTGGATTTGCAAAGTGGGTAACGGGACTTGATTTAAGTAAAAAATTATTAGAAATCTACAAAAAAAAACTATGAAATCACTATACGAAACAATCGACATTTTAAGAAAAGACCAAGGGCATAAACTTTGGGGTAAACAATTTAATAAGTTTGACAAAGACGACTGGGCAGAAATTGAAAGGATTGAAAAATCCGATCCGGTGCAATATGCAAAAAAAGGCAAAACAAAAGAAGTGATGAAAATAAGTACCGGCGAAAAGTTTAAAAATATTACACAATGTGCAGTAGCCAACGGAATGCACCGTAATACTCTTTTTGCGATGCTATCACGGGGTTATGAATGTGATTATAGATTAGTATGATGACGATAACTAACGAGGATAATATGTTATTGATGGCACGTTATCCTGATAACTATTTTGACTTGGCTATTGTTGACCCGCCTTATGGTTTAGGTTTCGGAACGTTTAATAGGACTAATAAAACATCAAATGGAACAAGGGTAAAAGCTGATAAATATAAAAACGATAATTGGGATGATAGCATTCCTAATGATGAATATTTTATTGAGCTTCAAAGAGTTTCTAAAAACCAAATTGTATGGGGCGGTAATTATTTTCCTTATCTATGGAAATATGGTTGTAAAGGTTTTATTTTTTGGCATAAAGGAAATCCCGTTCCTAATTTTGCAGATGGAGAATTAGCATATACATCGTTTAATAAAGTTGCCAAACAATTTGATTTTAGATATTATGGCAACCTACAAGGCAAAACATCCGCCGATATAAAACACCATCCAACACAAAAGCCTATTGAGCTTTATAAATGGTTACTTGATAATTACGCTGAAAAAGACAACAAAATACTCGACACTCACTTAGGTTCAGGAAGTATTGCAATTGCTTGCCATGATTACGGATTTGATTTGACGGCGTGTGAACTTGACCGTGAATACTTCGACAAAGCAATGGAGCGCATTAATAACCACGTGGCACAACAAAAACTATTTTAGTTAATAAAAAGTTAAATAATGTACAAAGTGTATATATATTTTTTAAGTTTGTAACCAATTAAAAAACTAAATTATGAGCAAATTACAATTTTTTGAATTAAGAGCCGAGGAAATGACGGCTATGTATGACAGCACTTTTACTAAAAAAGATGCTGTTAAAACTGGAGAGCAACTAATCCAATCCGTTCTGGATGATGGTAGTTGTGATATTATGCAATTAGGGGCGAATTTAGCCCGTTTAGAGCAAGTTGTTTCAAGTGCGATGGCAAAGTTTAGAAGTCACATTATCGACGCTGAAAAGCAGGTTATTTTGGGCGTTGAATTTTCGCCAGTAAATGGTGGCAATACCGTAAATTATGCAGACGATGAAATCTGGTCCACGATCAAGGCTGATTTAGACGCCCGGACTGAACAGCTGAAAATGGCACAGAAACAAGATACGTTTGATGCTTATGGAAACCAAGTACCGAAAGTTTCAATTTCTCCACGTAAAAGTAGTGTGACAATTAAATTTTAACTATATTTGCTAAACAATACGGTCAGGTATTGAAACTAAAAATCATTTCAAGCCCTGATATGCCTTTACTGACCTAAAGGATTTTATCAGGGTTTTTAAATTATTAATTATGAAAGAAATAGCAACCGCCTTAGTCAAAGCGCAATTAGAAATGGTAGCACCAAAAAAAGGAAGTGTAAATCCATTTTTTAAAAACAAGTATGCTGATTTAAACGACGTACTATCTGCAGTAGTTCCAGCGCTAAATAACAACGGAATTGTACTTTTACAACCCTTGGTTAATATTGATGGTAAAAATTATGTTAAAACGGTTTTAATGCACGAAAGCGGAGAAACGTTTGAAAGTCTGGCAGAAATATTTTGTAACAAACAAAACGATGCTCAGGCTTATGGTAGTGGTATAAGTTATGCAAGGCGTTATTCGTTAAGTTCTATTTGCGGAATTGGAAGCGCAGACGATGACGGACAAAAAGCAGTACAACCAAAACCAAACGCCACTTTTGAAGTTTTAGAAAAAGCGGCTAAAGTAAATGCAACTATTGAACAAATAAAATCAAAATACAAAGTAACAACCGAGCAAGAGGCTCAATTTTTAATATTAAAATCAAACAACAATGAGTAATCAAAAAAATTATGCAGGATCAATCGCTTTGACAAAATTACAAAGCGCAATTATTACCACGAAAAAAGGTGCAAAGTGTATCTTAATTCCAATTGATGCAAACTACCTTACTGAAAAAGATGGTTCGGTTTACATTAATTGCAATGTAGTTGTTAAAGATGAAATCGACCAGTACGGTAATCACGGTTTTATCAGTCAAAAAATGAATACTGAAAAGTATAAGGAACTTGGTAAAGATAAAGCCAATGAAATTAAATTGCCAATTTTAGGTAATATTAAAAACTTTGCAGGATTGACAAACGACAATGCAGGAACTACTCACATTGCCGAGCCTGTTAATCCTGAAGAGGATGATTTACCTTTTTAAATAATAATGGGGCTATTAAATTAGCCCCTAATATTTTATTGAAATGAACAAAACCAACAAACAAAGAATTGAAGCAGACCATTTAAAATGGTTTCAAAATAAATACCCGAATGTTCCAGAAATCGGAATACCAAAGATTGTTTTTAGTGATAGCAATTCCACGAAGTTAGAAAATTGTATTATTAACTTTCTAACTTACAACGGACACCACGCTGTAAGGCAACACACGACTGGAACAATGATTGACAAAAGGGAAATCGTTACGGATGTTTTAGGTAGAAAAAGGCAAATAGGTTCTATTCAATGGGGAGCTTCACGGGATGAAGTTGGCAGGGCTGATATTATTGCAAAAATAATGGTTAATTTTAAAGGTCGATTAATTCCCGTATCTGTTGAAATTGAAGTTAAATTTGGTAATGATTATCAATCTGAAAGACAAAAAGACTTCCAGCAAAAATTAGAAAATATGGGGGGTGTTTATACTATCGTAAAAGATTTTGACGGTTTTTTAATTTGGTACGACAATTTTATAAAAAGTTTTTTGTAAGTTTGTAAACGGCTTTTAATTATTATATTCAAAACCCCGTTACTAGAATAGCGGGGTATTTTTAGCAACTTTAATGTAAAAAAATTTACACTATGACAAAATACGAAGCAACTCAAAAGGTATTGAAAAGGATTGCCAAAACTTCAAAAGACGATACGGCAAAAGAAATAGGCATTACAAGACCAACACTTGATTCCAGATTAAAATGGCACACTTGGAAAATTAGCGAACTAACTCACATCAAACTATTATGATACTAAAAGAAGCCGTAAAGCGATTGTCTTTTACAATTTCAAAAGGCAATAAACCAAACCAAAACGATGTTGATGCTTTTAATGAAATCATAAGAAATCTTAAGTTATCGGAGCAGGAAACAGTACAAGAAAATTTATTATTTGCTAAACTTTACATTTTTACTTTATCGGAATTGTTAGCGTACTATACCGATATAGAAATAGCAAATAAAGAAATTAATAGAATACTATCCGAGCCAATGGCAACTGAAAAACTGCAGATGTCACTTCGCAGAATGGAACTACAAAATTATTTTAACAGAAAAAAAATACTCGATCCGTTTTTAAAAAATAAAACAGCAACCGAGTTGGAAGAAATCCACGAAAGATACAAGAACAAACTACCAGGATTGAATGTTGATGAATTTTTAAAATGTGGCAACAACTGGGATGCAGAAGCCGTGAAATATAATATTGAAAACTCAATAAATTTGTCAATTAAAAACTTTAAGAATTATGTATGAATCAATAATTCTGTCACCAGAAAAAGAAACTGTTAAAATATCCTATGAGGAGATTTTAAAATTAAGAATATTGCCGTCTGACAATATACCATTACCTGAGGTAGTTTTGTCTTTTAAGGATGTTATGGTTATGACCAGAAAAAATATATCTTGTATTACAGGAAAAGCAAAAGTAGGTAAAACATTTTTGCTTACTTTATTAACGCAAAACGTTTTACAAAAAGGAGAAATGAATGATTTTTTAAAATCATTTTTACCAAAGGGTAGAGACAAAATTATATATATTGATACGGAACAATCTGACTTTCACATTTTGTTAATATTGAAACGTATAAAGGATTTTGTAGGTGAAAATAAAATTGATAATTTAATGATGTTTAATTTTGACGCTGTTGATATCGAAAATAGACGTGATTATACAAGGGAACTTATTTATAATACTGATGGTGTTGGATTGGTTGTTATTGATGGTATTGCTGATTTAATTTATGATACAAACGATATTAAAGAAAGTAATATTATGGTATCGGATTTAAGAAAATGGAGCGTTGAAAATAACGTTCACATTTTAAATATATTACACCAAAACCCTAGTGAAAATTCAAAAATGAGAGGGCATTTAGGAAGTATTTTGACTAATAAAAGCGAAACAGTAATACAGATTACAAGCGATAAAGAGAATGAGAGCATTAAATTAGTCGAAACTTTACAAACAAGAAATAAAAAACCTGATGCTTTTGCTTTTGAAATTACAGACGATGGAAATCCAAATATTATTGACTATGAATTTCCAGAAAAATCAACAAGAAAAACAAAACAACCACTTGTAACCAAAAAAGATAAATTACAAAGTAATTCGGTGATAATTTTAAATGGTTGCTTTTCAGATTTACAAGAAAAAGGCACAAATTATGCTGATTTATGCGATAGAATAAGACGTGAATTTTTAAAAATTACGGGAGATGTTTTAGGTGATAGATACGCAAAAGACTTCTTAAAAGAAAGTATTGAAGAGGACAAGGTTTTATATGAACCAGCAACAAAAAAATATTACTTAGGAAATTATGAGCCATTTTAATTGTAAGAATTTATCTAGTGCAAAAAATTACTTTGCACTAGTGCAAAAAGTCAAATTCCTGCACTAGTGCAAAGGTGCAAAAAACCCTATATAGATAGGGTTTTGCACTACTTGCTTTGCACCACTTAAAAAACCACTAAATAAAAAATAACATTATGAAACTACAAGACAAAATCAACAACTACAAAAAAACACATAAGAACACGTCTGAACACGTTTTTAAGGACGGTACGCAATTAAAAGGGAAATTGCATACTTGGATAGATAACTGTTATTTAGATGCCGTAAATGAGTTTAAAACGCTTGGAACAAAAAACACTGCAAATTGGCTTGACAATTTGTTAAGCTGAAATAAAAATCATTAAATTTGTAACTGTTTCATAATTAATTAATTTTACCCCCCGGATATCCTAGGCACTATTAGGGGGGTTTTTTAAAAATATGGCAGATTATAAATGGATTGAACAGGTAGCGAAACATCACAAAGAATGGGTAGAAGTTATCTACAAACTCGGTGAGACAGATTATGCTGAGGATATAGTTCAAGAAAGTTATATGGCATTGATAAAATATGCCGATGAAAAAAAATTAATTGATGAAAATGGCAAGGTTAGAAAAGGATATATGTTTTTTACTTTACGTTCACTTTACTATCAATTTTATAATAAAAAGAAAAAAGTAAATAAAGTATCTTTTGATGAGCAGTGGGAAATATTCGACGATTCTAATTTAGAAGAGCACCAGGCTTATAATGACATTTGTTTAATGATTGATAAAGAATTAGAAACGTGGCACTGGTACGATCGTAAACTGTTTAAACTTTATAGGGATTCTGATATGTCAATGCGAGATATAGCAAAAGAAACAAACATCAGTTTAATATCTATATTCCATTCTATAAAAAACTATAAAGAAATATTAAATACTAAGTTTGAAAAGGATTATCAAGACTATATAAAATTATAAATTATGGCAAGAGGTAGAAAACCAAAAGGATTAGGAGATACAATCGAAGCTATCACAGAAGCAACTGGAATTAAAGCAGTAGTTAAATTTATTGCTGGTGAAGATTGCGGATGTGATCAAAGAAAAGAAACGCTAAATAAATTATTCCCTTATAATGAAAAAGTTAATTGTTTGAATGAAACTGACTATTCTAAATTAACAAAGTATTTAGATGCTTCGCAAACCACTTTAACGCCAGACGAACAAAAAGAAATATCGGATATTTATTTTAATGTTTTTAATTTTAGATTGCAAATCAGTTCTTGTGCAAGTTGCTGGAAAGGTAAACTTGATGAATTAAGAAAAATTTATAATGAATATAAAGTGTAATGCAAATAGTAAAACTTTCAGAGGTTAAACTCAACCCGAACAATCCAAGACTTATCAAAGACGATAAGTTTAAAAAACTTGTGCAGTCTATTAAAGACTTTCCAGAGATGCTTAATATTAGACCGATAGTAGTTAATCAAGATATGATTATACTCGGAGGCAATATGAGATATAAAGCCTGCAAAGAAGCTGGCCTAAAAGAAGTGCCTATAATTATTGCAGACCTAACCGAAGACCAACAAAGGGAGTTTTTAATTAAAGACAATACAAGCGGTGGCGAATGGGATTGGGAGGTATTAGCGAATGAATGGGATAGTGAGCAGTTGGAAGCGTGGGGGTTAGATATTCCTAACTTTGAAACAGAAGTATTAGAAGCCGAAGAAGATGATTTTGATTGTACTCCACCCGAAGAACCTATTACAGTTTTAGGTGATTTGTATGAGATTGGAGAGCATAGATTGTTGTGTGGAGATAGCACGGATGTAAATAGTGTATTAAAATTAATAAGTGATAATAAAAAACTATCAATTTATACAGACCCTCCTTATGGCATAAATGAAAAAGGTGATAGAAGTGAAAGGGGAGGTGCATGTCAAGGCAATAATTTAAAAGACTTTAAAGACGATACAATTCAATATGCAGTTGATGCTTATAATATAACAAGAGAGTTTAACCCATTGAAAGAAGTTTGGTGGGGTGCTAATTATTATTGCCATCATTTGCCTCAAACAAATAATTGGTTAGTGTGGGATAAAAGAGTAGAAGAAAATCAAAGTGATACTCAATCGGATTGTGAGTTAGCATTTATAAATGATGGTCATTCTTCAATTAGAATATTTAGACACTTATGGAAAGGAATGATAAAAGCTTCTGAGCATGGTCAAAAAAGAGTGCATCCAACACAAAAACCAATAGAGTTAGCATCATATTGCTTTAATAGTTATGATATGGGAAATATTATACTTGATTTATTTGGCGGAAGCGGTGCTACTATGGTTGCTTGTCATCAAACAAAAAGAAATTGTTTAATGATGGAATTTGAACCACACTATTGCGATGTAATAGTAAAGCGAATGATTAAACTTGATGATACTTTAACCGTTAAAAGAAACGGAGTAGATTGTACTAACGAATTTAAAGCGTAATGAATACACAAAATTCAACACTAAAAAAAGCAATGATTGAAGCGTTAGAAAAATCGCTTGGAATTGTTACAACCGCTTGTAAGAGTGTAGGAATTGACAGGGGTACACATTACAATTGGTATCGGGATGACGAAGATTACAAGAAAGCCGTTTTAGGTATTGACGATATGACTATTGATTTTGCCGAGAGCCATTTGCACAAAAAAATAAAAGAGGGAGATACCACAGCAACTATATTTTATCTTAAAACCAAAGGTAAAAAGAGAGGGTACATTGAAAGAAATGAAATGCAAATAGATATTGAGAAACCAATATTCAAACTAATTGATTTAGATGTTAATACAAACGACGGCACAGACTAAGATAAAACAATTAAGAAAAAGGATTAGGATTGTACAAGGTGGAACAAGTAGTTCGAAAACCTTTACAATCCTTCCGCTTTTAATCCAGTACGCTTATCAAACACCGAACAGCGAAATTAGTGTAGTGGCTGAATCAATACCACATTTAAAGCGTGGTGCGCTCAAAGACTTTTTAAAGATTATGGATTGGACAAATAACTTTAATCCAAACAATTTCAACAAATCAAATCTTACTTATAAATTTTCTAACGGATCTTATATTGAATTTTTTAGTGCAGACCAGCCAGACAAATTAAGAGGTGCAAGGCGTGATATTCTTTTTATAAACGAGTGCAACAACGTTACATTTGAAAGTTACCAGCAACTATCAATTAGGACAAAGAAGTTTATTTATTTGGATTACAATCCTACGAATGAATTTTGGGTGCACACTGAATTAATGAATGAGCCTACAAGTGATTTTATAATTTTAACCTACAAAGATAATGAGGCACTCGACCCTGCAATAGTCAAAGAAATTGAAAAGGCAAAAGAAAAAGCTAAAACATCAAGCTATTGGGAAAATTGGTGGAAAGTTTACGGGCTTGGCCAGATAGGTTCACTCGATGGAGTAATTTTCAATAACTGGCAAACAATTGACACGATACCAGAAGAGGCAAGGCTCTTGGGTTATGGTGTAGATTTTGGATATTCAAACGATCCGACGGCAATAGTTGAGGTTTATAAGTGGAATGATCAAAGAATTATAAACGAAATTTGCTATCAAAAAGAATTGTCTAATAGTCAGATTGCAAAGTTTATTAAAACTCAAGATGATTGCTATTGTGATAGTGCAGAGCCGAAATCGATTGCAGAGTTGAGAGCATTTGGAATTAATGCGAGAGCAGTTCGCAAAGGTGCGGATAGTATTAATTTCGGTATTCAAGTAATGCAGGAACAAAGCTATTTAATAACAAAAAAAAGTACAAACTTAATAAACGAATTACGAAAATACGCTTGGGATAAAGATAAAAAAACAGGTGCAACTTTGAACAAGCCTATTGATATGTTTAATCACGCAATTGACAGCTGGAGGTATCACGAAATGGAATCAATCGGAACGCCAAACAAAGGAAACTATTTTATCTACTAATGACTTACGGAGAAATGATTGATCAAATCGAGCGTTATATTCGCCAGGTTAAAAACGTTGAAGTAGTTATTAATTTACCCCGTAATATTGGCGAGATTAGAAAGATGCAAAAGATGTATTTAATAGCGAATGAATATTTTAATAAAGAGCAATTATAAACGGTTGCTTTTTTTGTTTAATACAATATCAACTTTATTTTATTATTATAAAAAATAAACAAATGAAATTAGAAATTACAATACCGACTAAACTATCTGAAATTAAATTATCGCAATACCAAGCGTTCTTAAAGATAGCAAAAGACAATGAAGATGAGCAGTTCCTGCAGCATAAAATGGTACAGATATTCTGCGGAATAGATTTAAAAGATATTGCCACGATTAAATACAAAGATGTGCAGGATATTACCAATAAGATTGGTGCTATGTTTACACAAGAAAATAAATTAATACAAAGGTTTAAACTCGGTGGAGTTGAGTTTGGATTTATACCTAATTTAGAAGATATATCATTTGGCGAGTATACAGATTTAGATACATATATCGTCGATTGGAATGATTATCATAAGGCTATGGCAGTATTATATAGACCGATTAAAAAGAATGGCTTAAATGGCACGTATGAAATTGAAGAGTACAACGGATCAATAACTTACAGCGATGTAATGAAACACGCTCCGCTTGATGTTTGTTTAGGTGCTACGGTTTTTTTTTACAATTTAGGGAACGCATTATTGAAAGGTACGATTCATTATTTGGAGAACAACAAGGAAGTGCAGAATATTCTACAACAGCAAACTTCGGCAAACGGTGGGGATGGTATAGTTCAATCTATGCTATTGCTCAAGGAGACCTTGCAAGATTTGACAACGTTACAAGATTACCGATTAACCAGTGTTTAACCTATTTAACATTTGAAAAAGAAAAGCAACAAATCGAAGCGGATTTAATTAAAAAGCAAAATAAATGATTTCACATTATTACGAATTAACACAAGCAATTAAGAACCAATTAAAGGAAGATTTATTTGTAAATACAGTTACTATTGGCGACATATTTAAAGTTGATTTAAACAAACAAACTATATTTCCTTTAAGCCATATAATAATAAATTCTGCAACCTATCAAGGTGCAACTTGGATTTATAATGTTTCTATTTTATGTATGGATATAGTGGATGAAAGCAAAGACCAAACAACGGATATATTTTTAGGAAACGATAATGAACAAGATGTATTGAATACTCAGTTAATTGTAGTCAATAGATTTTTAGAAGTATTAAGACGTGGTGAAATGAGTGGCGACTATGAACTTTCAGGCACTCCATCAGTTGAATTTTTTACAGAAAGATTTGAAAACAAATTGGCTGGTGTAACGGTTACATTCGATATGGTAATAGCAAACGAAATGACTATATGTTAGAAGTAGATAAAACTATTAAAAAGTTTCGCGATTATGTTATACAACAATCAAGGAGCAATCTAACTAAGTCAAGGCATAACAATACTAAGGGTTTATATAATAGTATTAAGGGCGAAGTAGTAACAGATAAAGGTTTTTCTATTGTAGGCTTTTCAATGGATGACTACGGAATGTTTGTTGACAAAGGTGTTAAAGGTAAAACTTCAAGTTTAAAAGCGCCAAACAGTCCTTTTCAATTTGGATCAGGCACTGGTAAAAAAGGCGGATTAACTCAAGGTATTAAAAAATGGGTACGGCAAAAAGGATTTCAGTTTAGGGATAGAAAGTCCGGGCAGTTTATGAGTTACGATTCAACTGCTTATTTAATTACTCGGTCAATATTTCACAAAGGAATAAAACCAAGTTTATTTTTTACTAAACCATTTGAAGCGGGATATAAAAAATACATTGATGTAGATTTATTGAAAGCATTTGGACAAGATGTTGAAACTATGGTAGATTATAATTTAAAAGATATAAAATGAATATAATTAAAGTAAGAAGCCCATTTATTGTTACGGTTGCTGAAGCTGGGCAAGATGGAAGTAAGATAGAATTATTTATTTGGAATAAAGGCACAACGGAGCCAACTACTCCGACTTATCCACTTTCTAAACCAATACCAAGCGCATCACAAATAGATAATATTTATAATATATCAAATTACATAAGGGAATATATATTAAATGTAAAACCAGTAACTGTTACACTTCCAGCGGTTGACGATGACAATAATTATGTTTATTGCAAAGTTAAAAGATATAAATTAGTTGGTAGTACTTATACGTTATTAGATACTACTGAATACGTTTGTGTTGATGGTTTTACACTTTATGGAGATGGTAAACAAAGTTCTATAAATGTAAATGCTTTGGCTTTAAGTAATGCCAATATAATTACTAAATATACGGGAATACCTTATATAAATGTATTGGCGCAACAAATAGCAACTTATGATTTTACTGCGAATTATTACACGAAAGCAAATGTATTAATAGAACAAAGAATATTAGTTTTAAATGGTGCAGGTAGTGAATCATTTTTGTTAAAAGTTCCATTACGTTCAACATTATCAACTGACGATTATCAGAATTTAATATTAAAATACAATACAAATGTTTTTGAAAAGGCAAGTTTAAGAATAGAGGAATGTAAATACACCCCAGTAGTTTGCACGTTTATAAACAGGTACGGTGGATGGGAATTTTTAACGTTTTTTAAACAACAAATTAACACAATAGCTGTAAAAGGTACGGACTATAAATTAATGCCGTCGTCTGTAAATTACAACACATCATTAGGACAATCAAAAACTTTTAATATTAACGGATCGCAAACTATAAAATTAAATACGGGTTTTGTAGATGAAAACTATTCAGAATTAATAACCGATTTGTTATTATCTGAAACTGTTTTATTGGATAGTAAACCAGTAATCGTTAAAACACAGGGGAGCGATTTAAAGACAAGTTTAAAAGATAGATTGATAAACTACGAAATGGAGTTTGAATACGCTTATAACCTTATAAATGATGTTATATGATTACAGTTGGTTTATATATTAAAGATACAGTTAGTTTAGAATATAATAGAGTAGAATTATTTAACGATGAAAAAATATCTGTTAATAGTTCTATTCAAAATGTTAATGATATATCAAAAACTTTTACAGATTATAGTCAAACATTTACTATTCCAGCTTCAAAGCAAAATAATAAAATATTTAAACATTGGTACGAGAATAGTTTAAGTTTAGAAAACTCTTTCAGTACATTAATTAAGGCTGATGCTTATATTGAATTAGATACGATACCATTTAGAAGTGGTAAAATACAGTTAGAAAGTTGCAATATTAAAGATGGTAAACCACAAGATTATTCAATTACATTTATCGGAGCGTTAGGAAGTTTAAAAGATAAATTTGCTGGGTTGTTTTTAAAAGATTTAAACAGTACTTATTATGATTTTGATTATAGCGCAACAATTGTAAAAGATAAAGTAACTACAACAACAACGAGTTCTGATGTAATGTTTCCTTTAATTAGTTCAAATAGATATTGGAATTACGCTAAGGGCGGAGCTGATGATATTAGTTTAATTGCAAGTCCTATATATTACAATGAATTATTCCCAGCGTTAAGATTACAATCTGTTTTAGGTATGATTCAAAGGGATAGCAAATGGAATATAAATTTTTATGGTTCTTTTTTTACTGATGAAAAATTTGTAAACGCTTATTTATATTTAAAAAATGCCGAAACATTTAATGTAATTCCAGATACAAATTTAATAACTTGGGATTTAGATAGTTCAAGCAATTATTTTACTGTTAATTTATCTAACGAATCTTGGTTTAGTAATGGTTTAAATGCTGAAATGCAATATGGAGATATGTCGTTTACAGCTACAGCTTCTGGATTATTATTTAATATACATACTTATATAAATGGAATTGAAGTTTTAAAACAATCTTTTACTTCTACAGGAACAGCGCAAACAATTAGATTATTTGGATATTCAGGTTCAGGAAATCCATCAAATATTTATACTGTTAAAGTTTCTGCTCCATTACCTATAACTTTTAATGCTACTTTATTATTAACTACAGAAATATATGATTTTCCAAATCCTAATATTATTGATTATTATACATTATTTAAGTCAAGCAATCAAACTACATCAACTAATAAATTACCTATTAATGCATATATGCCAGAAATTAAAATAGAGGATTTTTTTAGTGGTGTTTTAAAAATGTTTAATTTGACTTGTTATTCAACCGACGGAATTAATTACACATTGGAGCCAATAGAAAGTTATTACGAAAATGGAACAATTAGAGATATAACTAAATACATTAAAACTGATAATTTTAATTTAAACAGGGTAAAAACTTATAAGAAAATAAACTTTGAATATGAAAAAAGTGATTCGATAGTAAACGTTGGTTTTAAAAGTGCAAACAATGTAGAATACGGATCATTATTATTTAACACTAATAATGATGGAGATGAATACAACATTAAACTACCTTTTGAAGACTTAAATTTTAGTAACTTAAAAGATAAGTTGCAGGTTGGTTATGCTTTAAAAAGTGATTTGCAAAAATATACTCCTAAACCTATAATTTTATATGATTATAATCCATTATCATTAACAACTTTGGCAAGTACAACTTATTATTTTTCTACTGCAACAAGTGGAAGCGGTACTGCTTATACATCATATAAGGCATTTGGTCAAGAATATTTTAATGGTACAGATACATTTAGTTTAAATTTTAACGAACAGCAATCTACATTAACAAATGAATTGATTGGGAATAGTTTATATCAAACTTATTACCAAAATTACTTAACCAATATATTTGATTCTAAGGCACGATTAATCAAAGTTAGTGGAATATTGCCTACATCATTATTAACTACGCTAAAATTAAACGATAGGCTTGTAATAAGGGATAAAAGATACTTAATTAATAATATGGTTATTGATTTAACAACTGGCGAAGTACAATTTGAATTATTAACTGATTTTAGAGTATTATGATAAAACACATTTTAGATTTATTAGCATTAGATGAATTTTACGGACAAAGTGAATTAATTGAAATAGCTAAGGGAAAATATCAAAGACCGACAACATTTAAACAAGGATTTAAACAATTAAAAAGAGAATTGAAATGGCTGAAAAGAAAACAATAGAATTAGAAGTTAAATCAAATGTTGGTGAGTCTATTGCTGATTTAAAAGCATTAAAAAGGCAATTAAAAGATACTGCTGCTGGTTCTGAAGAGTTTAAAAAGATATACAATCAAATAGACGATTTAGAGGACAAAATTAAATCTTCTAAAAATGCTTCATCTGATTGGATTGATAGTTTAGAAAGTGCAGGTGGACCATTAGGCGCATTAGGTAGTTCTTTAAATAGGGCAAAAGTAGCAACGCAATCTTTTGGAGGTGCATTAAAAGCTACTGGAATTGGTTTAATAGTTTCGTTAATTGGTGGTTTAGTTGCTGCATTTCAAGATAATGAAGTAGCAATGAAAAAACTACAACCTTTATTAAATGGGTTGGGTAAATTATTTAACGGTGTATTTCGAGCAGTTGAACCATTATTTAATACGTTAGTTGATTTATCTGTTAGTGCTTTGCCAATGGTTTCAAAAGCATTTGGAGTTGTTTATTCAAGTGTTACTGCTGTGTTTCAATCGTTAGGAAGTTTAGGTAGTGCAATTAAAAAACTTGTTTCTGGTGATTTTAGTGGTGCTTGGCAAGATGCTAAAAGTTCCGTAAATGATTTCAGTTCTAATTATGATAAATCTATAAAAAGGTTTAATGATGGAACAAAAGAAATGTCTAAAACTGAAAAAGAAGAAGCTGATAAAAGAGCAGAAAATAGAAAAGCAGCTAATGAAAAAATAAAAGAACAACAAGAAAAAGCCAAGCAAGATGCAATAGCAAAAAAGAAAGAAGAAGCTGATGCATTAAAGAAAATAGAAGAGAATAGACTCGCTGCTGAAATGTCTTTAGCTAAAGAGGTAATGGACAAAGAAAGGTCTTTAATAGAAGCACAAGAAACTCCATTACAAAAGGAAGAAAGAGAATATCAAGAATGGCTTATTAAATATCAAGCTAATAATTTAAACACTGAATTATTAACTAAACAGCATCAAGATAATCTTGAAAAAATAATGTTGGATAGCTATGCAAAAGATGCTGACGCTTCCATAAAAAGAACAGCGGATGAAAAATTAATAGCTGATAAAAAATTAGAAGATAAAAAAGCTGCTGACGATAAAGAATTAGAATTTCAAAGAAATAAAGATTATGCAATAGCAAATTCAAAACAAAATTTAAATAACATAATTGCAGGATTAGAAGCGTCTGGATTAGCAAAAACAAAAGCAGG